TGCTGTAGAAACTGATCTTATTGATGATAAAGGTACTGTAGGTATGTCAGGTTTATTTATTCCTGAACAATGGTCTATGCCTCCACATATAGATACCTATGGTAATTCACTTGTAGAAGATGCATTAAAAGCTTTGGATGAGCAATTTGAAAAATGGAAAAAAGAACTGAGTCCAGAAGACTACCAGCTTAGGATATCTCAGCATCCAAGAAACATTAAAGAAGCTTTTGATCACAGAACTGTATCTGTATTTCCTACTCATTTACTTGCAGCACAGGAAAGAAGAATAGAAGATAAGACATATGGTTATGAATTCTTAGATATAAGCACAGATGAGAATGGTAAGCCTGCTGTAATGCCTACAAATAAAAGACCTATATCAGAGTTTCCTATATCCAAAAAGACAGAAGATAAAACAGGGGTATTAGTGGTATGGGAAAGGCCGGTTAAAGATCCAACATTTAGAATGTACTATGCATCTATAGATCCAGTATCAGAGGGAAAAACTAATACATCAGAATCACTATGTTCAATATATGTAATGAAAGCTCCAATTGAAGTAACTAAAGTAACTGGTGTAGAAACAGAAAATTATATAGAACAGGGTAAAATAGTAGCAGCATGGTGTGGAAGATTTGATGATATAAATAAAACACATCAAAGACTAGAATTAATTATTGAGTGGTATAATGCCTGGACAGTAATTGAAAACAATATTTCACTATTTATCCAGTATATGATATCTAGAAAAAAACAGAAATATCTAGTACCTAAAAGTCAGATAATGTTTTTAAAAGATCTTGGATCTAATGCTAATGTATTCCAGGAGTATGGTTGGAAAAATACAGGTACTCTTTTTAAAGCACACCTTCTTAGTTATGCTATAGAATATTGTAAAGAAGAAATAGATGTAGAAACAAAACCTGATGGCACAATAGTAAGAACTAAATATGGTATAGAAAGGATTCCTGACCCTATGTTAATCAAAGAAATGAGAGAATATGCAGATGGGGTCAATGTGGATAGACTAGTTTCTTTTGCTGCTCTTGTTGCTTTTATGAGGATACAACACTCAAATACAGGTTATCCAAAAAGAACAATCATGGATGATGTAGCTAAAAACTTGCAAAAGTCAGAAAATTTGTTTAAATTAAATAAGAATATGTTTAGGCATATGGGAGGTTCGGGTAGTTCATTAAGTAAAGGAATTACAAGATCAGCCTTTAAAAATATAAAGTAAAGTACTATGCAAATTATAAACGCATTACAAGCAAAAGCAGGAGCCAAGACACAAAGTAATAGAATGGGTACCATTACCCAACCATTACAATTTTTACCTAAAAAAGAAAAAGATGATGAGTGGGCTGCTTGGAACCTTGACTGGCATGAATGGCAAGGATTAAAACAAATCCGGAGAAATGCTAGAAGATTAATGAAAAATTATAAACTTGCAAAAGGTATTATAGACAAATCTGATTACATAGTTGAAGAAGATAATGAATATAGAGATATAGTAGACATACTAACTAAAGAAGATGCATCAGCATTAGAGTTAAAGTTTTATCCTATTATTCCAAATGTTATTAATGTTCTAGTAGCTGAATTTGCAAAAAGATCCAGTAAAGTAACATACAGAGCTATGGATGAGCTTTCATATAATGAAATGCTTGAGCAAAAAAGAAAAATGGTAGAAGAAACTCTACTATCTGATGCACAGATGAAAATCCAGGCTGCTTTAATAGAGCAAGGCATGGACCCTGAGTCTGAAGAATTTCAACAAGAAGTAAGTCCTGAAAAACTTAAATCACTCCCAGAAATAGAAATGTTCTTCCGTAAAGATTATAAATCTATGGTAGAAGAATGGGCAACTCACCAACATAAAGTAGATGTTGAGAGATTCAACATGGATGAATTGGAAGAAAGAGGTTTCCGTGACATGTTAATTACAGACCGTGAGTTCTGGCATTTCCGTATGATGGAGGATGATTATGAAGTAGAACTTTGGAATCCAGCAATTACATTTTACCATAAGTCTCCAGATGCTAGATATATATCACAAGCAAACTGGGTTGGTAAAACAGATATGATGACACCATCTGATGTTATTGACAGGTATGGTTATATTCTTACTGAAGAACAATTAGCAGCTCTTGAAGCTGTATATCCAATTAGATCTGCTGGTTATAATATTGGTGGTATGCAAAATGACGGTAGTTTCTATGATGGGACTAAATCTCATGAATGGAATACCAATATGCCATCTTTAGGATACCGTCAGTATACAACAGCTATGACAGGTAATGTACTTGAAGGTGGTGATGTCATTGCACAAATACTTTCTGAAGGAGAAGATTACTATGATCAAGGTACTGCATATTTATTAAGAGTATCTACAGTATACTGGAAGTCTCAAAGAAAAGTAGGACACTTAACTAAAATATCAGAATCAGGAGAAGTTTTTAATGATATAATTACAGAAGATTATAAAGTAACTGATAAACCAATATATGATACCAGACTCTTTAAAAATAAAACTAAAGACAATTTAGTCTATGGAGAGCACATAGATTGGATATGGATTAATGAAGTGTGGGGTGGTGTTAAGATAGGACCAAATATTCCTTCATTCTGGGGTATGAATAATCCAGGTGGTTTTGCTCCAATATATATTGGTGTAGATAGAAATAAAATTGGACCAATTAAGTTTCAATTTAAAGGTGATAATACTCTATATGGTTGCAAACTTCCTGTAGAGGGCGCAGTTTTTTCAGACAGAAATACTAAATCCACAGCACTTATTGACTTAATGAAGCCATACCAGATTGGATATAACATTGTCAATAATCAGATAGCGGATATCTTAGTAGATGAGCTTGGTACTATTATCATGCTTGACCAAAATACCTTACCAAGACACTCATTAGGAGAAGATTGGGGTAAAGGTAATTTAGCCAAAGCTTATGTGGCAATGAAGAATTTCCAGATGTTACCTTTGGATACTTCTATTACAAACACAGAAAATGCATTAAACTTCCAACACTTCCAAAAACTAGATCTATCTCAGACAGAGAGATTAATGTCAAGAATACAGTTAGCTAATCATTTTAAGCAACAAGCTTATGAAGTCATAGGTGTTAATCCTCAAAGAATGGGACAGCAAGTAGCACAAATGACAGCTACTGGAGTTGAGCAAGCTGCTGCTGCATCATATGCTCAAACAGAAGTATTCTTTATTCAACACTGTGATTATCTAATGCCAAGAGTTCATCAGATGCGTACAGATCTAGCTCAGTACTACCATGCAACTAAACCATCTACAAGATTAACTTACATCACATCAGCTGATGAGAAAGTTAATTTTCAAGTAAATGGTACTGATTTGCTTATGCGGGATCTAAACATATTTGTTAGTACCAATGCTAACCATAGAGCTATACTAGAGCAATTAAAGCAAATGGCAATGAATAACAATACTACAGGAGCTTCTGTATATGACTTAGGTAGAATTGTACAATCAGATTCTATTGCTCAACTTAATACTGTTCTTAAAGACTCTGAGGCTAAACAAAGACAAGCTAAAGAGATGGAACTACAGAGTCAACAACAAATGCAAGAACAACAAGCTCAATCACAACAAGAGATTGAGAAAATGAAACTTGATGCTGTTGCTGCTGAGAAAGAGAAAGACAGACAAAGAGATATTCTTGTTGCTGAAATTAGAGCTGCTGGTTATGGATCAATGGCTGATATTAATCAAAACCAACAATCAGACTTTGCAGATCAAATGAACCAAATAAGAAAATCAGATGAGTTTCAATCTCAAATGAGTTTGCAGAATCAAAAAGAAAGCAACAGACTAACACTTGATAGAGATAAGAATAATATAGAAAGAGAGAAGTTACAAGTGCAAAGAGAGATAGCTGATAAGCAATTACAGATAGCTCAAACCAATAAAAATAAGTTTGATCAAAAAAATTCTAAAGAAAAGAAATAACCTTTAGCTATATAATGCAAAATTTTTATTTCTAATCTTTTAAATTTATCAAGTTTATTTTGTATATTAAAGTATAACATAAAACCAACAACAATGAGTACTGAACCACAAAACCTCAATGATGAGGTAAAAGATTCTACAACGGTAGAACAAGTAGATGTAAATATTGATGAGATCTTTGGAATACCAGGAGCAGAAAATGTAATGCTTCCATCAGATGGTAAAGAAGAAGACAAACCAAAGTCAATGTTCTCTTCTGAGAATATAGACACTACGTTCCTTGACAAACCTGCAACTCCTGAAGAAAAACAGGAAGCAGCAGAAAAGAAAGCAGAAGTTGAAGAAACAATAGCTGAGCTTGATGGGTTAATCACTCAAGAAGAAGAAGCTGGTAATAAAGGAAGACCTAAAGTAGATAAATCAGGTCTTTATGAACTAGCTCAAAAAATGATTGAAGAAGGTGAGCTTATTCCTTTTGATGATGATAAACCATTAGAAGAATACACTACTAAAGATTTCAGAGAGTTATTTGAAGCTAACTTTAATGAAAGAGAAGCTAAAGTAAGAGAGAACACGCCAAAAGAATTCTTTCAGTCTTTACCAGAAGAACTTCAAATAGCAGCTAAGTATGTAGCTGATGGTGGGCAGGATCTTAAAGGTTTATTCAGAACACTTGCTCAAGTAGAAGAAATGTTTGAGTTAGATCCAGAAAATGAACATGATCAAGCTGAAATTGCAAGACAGTATCTTTATGCTACAAACTTTGGAACAGCTGAAGAAATTGAACAAGAAATTCAAGATTGGGCTGACTTAGATAAATTAGGACAAAAAGCTAATCAGTTTAAACCAAAGTTAGATAGAATGCAAGAAGAAATTGTTGCAAGACAATTAGCTGAACAAGAACAAAAGAAAGCTCAGCAAGAAAAAGCAGCAAAGGCATATACAGAGAATGTATATAATACACTTGCAAAAGGTGAAATTGGTGGAGTAAAACTAGATAGAAAAGTACAAAGTTTACTTTACTCAGGATTAGTGCAACCAAGTTACCCTTCAATTTCTGGTAAACAAACTAATTTGCTTGGACACTTGTTAGAAAAATATCAATTTGTAGAACCAAGACATGACTTAATTGCAGAAGCATTATGGTTACTGTCTGATCCAAATGGATATAAAGCTAAAGTAAAAGAGCAAGGTAGTAGACAAGCAGTAGAAAAAACTGTAAGACAGTTAAAGACAGAAGAGTCAAGAAAACTTACATCATCAACACAAGATGAAGAAGATGATATGAGAAGAAAACCTTCTGCAAAACAAACACAGCAAAGAACAATCTCAAGACCAAATAACTTGTTCAAGAGATTTTAATTAAATAGTAACAAATAAAAACAAATAAACAATGGCAACTCCAGTTTTAAACAATGGTATATTTCTACGGGATACCGCGTACCAAGCTACGTCACATGTAGACTCTTACCACTTGGTTAACATGTTGAAGGATGCAGAACCAATGGATCTAGGTCCAGTGGACCTTTGGGCTATGGCTCAAAAGGTAGAAATGCCTCTTTACCAAATGTCTAGCTTTGGTGGTAAAAATGTAATTATGGTTGATAATGCTCGTGGTGAGTATAGATGGCAGACTCCAGTGTCTGTGGATCTACCTTACATCCTTGAGGATATTGAACCAGAAAACAACTTTAAAGGTATTGAAGGAACAACCTTCCGTATCAAACTTAGCCGCAGAGAGTTTGGACATGGTGATATCATCACTTATGACAAATACAATGGTGTTGAGATGTATATTACTGCTGAAGATATTCTTCCATTAGGAGATGCATATATCTATACAGTGCAGTTAGTAAACAATGATAACTTCAAATACTTGGATAACAAGTACTTAGCTAATGGTACTAAAGTTTTCCGTAAAGGTTCTGCCCGTGGAGAATATGGTGAAAGATTCTCAGATATCACAACAAGAACAGGATTCCGTGAATTCTATAACTTTGTTGGTGGTGCTGAAGCTCACGTACACTATTCTATCTCTAGCCGTGCTGACTTGATGATTAAAGGTGGAATGAATGCAGATGGTACAGTTCCTGTAACTGAGATCTGGAGAACATTTGACAAAAATATTGATCCATCAATCACATCTTTGGATGACATGGTTAAGACACTAGGAAAAGATAAAGTTAAACGTGCATTTGACAACGGAGACTTATCTAGAACTTTCTTAACTACAATGGAAGCAGCTCACCTTTCTAAAATTGCAACTGACATTGAGACTTACTTAATGTGGGGACAAGG